AGCAAACAATCCTGGATTTTGTGCTGCCATTGATCTCATTTGAGTAGACAAAGAATTGTAGGATGCAGCAAGTGCAGCAACTGAAGCCTTTTCAACATTAAATACTTCAATAAGCCTTGTGTGTGTTTGGTGAAGTGCTTGAGAGGCTGCAGCAGACTCTATCTGTTCTTGAGTCATATAGTTAAACGATGCACCCATTACAGATGTTTGACCATTTAGTTTGGCAATGCCACCACGAAGCATTGCAAAGAATTTAATAACATTTGCAACACCGTTTGCAAGCAAACCAAATGTCATAAGAACAATTGGTCCTAAGCCTGCTACTACACCAACGATAGTTGCAACAACCTTTTTAGTTTGATCACTAAGACCATTAAACTTTTCAAAAAGATTTCCAAAGAATTTAACGACTGGAGTTAGTGCTTCAAGGAATGCTTTTCCTAAAGGCATAATTTCTTGCTTAAATTGCTCTAGTGCTGCTTGAAATTTAACTCCAGTTGACTCTTCTATCTTTTTCATTTCTCGTTCAGATAAAATTGCCAACTCTTCTATTGATGATCCCGCTAACTGAAATGCTCTAGACGCTTGAGATCCATCTTTTGTTACGTTTTGAAACAGTGTAGACAGACGAGCAAACTGGAATTTGCCAAATAGTTGCTCGATTGCTCTTGCACGATTTAGTGGATCAAGTTCATCTAAAGCCCTTGCAAATCCAACAACCGTTCCCTTAATGTCTCCCTTGTTTGCTTCAACAAGTCCCTTGATATTAATACCCAAGTTACCAAGGAACTTGGCTGCCTTGTCTGATGGGTTAATTAAAGAAGCAAGACCAGACTTAAGTGCGTTAGCGCCTTCTGATGCATTAATTCCGCCTTCCTTCATTGCTGTAAGGAAGAATGCTAAATCTTCTACCGAACCTCCAAGTTGCTTTATGACTGGGGCTGCTTTTGGAATTGCAATTGTCAAGTCTTCAATAGATAGAAGTGTTTGGTTTTCTACTGCGTTTAAAAAGTCAATTTTCTTTGCAAGATCTTCGCTAGAAATTCCAAATGCACTTTGTAAAGATATTGTAGTTTCAAGTGCCTGCTGTTGCTCTATCTGACCAAGTACTGCTAATTTTGTTGCTGTTTCAACTTGAGCGGATAAAGCATCTCCCTGAAAACCTGCTGCTGCAGCGGTTGCTGCCATCTCCATTGTTTTGGTTACAGAGACTCCGTACTTTGTATATTCGTTTCCTAGTTTTCTTATATTCTCAACTGCTGCATTTACTTCTGCATCATTTGTAAAAGCATCTCCATAAACACGACGGAATTTTACTATTTCAGCGTCCAACTCTTTAAATGCTTTTGCTGCGGAGGCACCAAACAAAGCCAAAGGCATTGTCAAACCAACCATCAACTGACGGCCTGCCCACTGAGTATTCTTACCAAAGTTTAGAAGTTGTGTAGATCCCTGCTTTAGTAATTGATTAAGGAATTGCTGTCTTTGTGCAGCGTATTGAATTCTTGTTCCAAGTTCTGTAAACTTGCCACTAGCCATTTGAAGACTTTTAGGCATGACCCTAATTGCGTCCATAAATCCAGCATTGGATTTATTCATTTGGATGTACTGTGCCTGTAGTGCCTTTACTCTGTCTCTACGAGCACGATTAATAATCTCTCTTTCTTGTGCAAAAGCCTTACCTAAAATACGGGTGTTGGCAGTTGCTGCTGCCATAGTGTATCTGTAGTATTCACGAAGAGATAGTTTGTTTTTTTCTAAAGCAGAAGTAAAAGCAAGTGTGCTTCCTGCTACCTTAACTTGGCTTGCAGAAAATTTTCCTGTAGCACCTATAGATTGTATTAGTTGAGCATTTAAACCCTTTTGGGCATTTGCTGCAGCCAGGTTACCCTCAGCAAGTGATTGATGAAACTTACTGAGGCCTGCCTGAAGTTGTCTTAGTTGTGCAAGAGCGGCAGCCGTATTAAAATTAATATTTATATTAGAATTTACATCTGCCAATTCTTAAACACCTCTTTATTTTATTTTGTTAACGAAGTTAATACTGCGCTGGCATCAGCGTTTTGAACACCTGATGCTGCATCAATAATTTCGTAAACTGTAGGAAGGTCTAGAAGATCTTCTAGGACTGCCTTGTCTTCTGCCAATTCTGGCTTGTATTGTTTCATTGCAATTTGAACACAGTTCATTAAAACATCCATAGACTTATTGTTATCTTCTGATGCTTCTGCTAATAGTGCAAACTCAGCCATAAATGGTCTAAGCAATGCCAACTTGAGAGGTCTTACTGCAATCTCTGTTCCGTCGATTAGTGTGATTGTCTTCTTATTTAAAGGCTTGTCAGCCATAGTTCCTCCTTATAAGGTTTAGTTAATTATACCATAAAGCAGGCTTATTTTTTGTTATTCGTAAACCTCGTAAGTTAGACCCATTCCGATTCCAAAACCAGCCTTTTCTGCATTTTTCCCCTGCAGTGCAAGAATATCTTTGCCATCTTTTGCAGCACCTTTGCTAAAAACTCTAGCCTTCATATCCTCCCAGGCGTTTTCTTTGCCACTAGCCTTATCTAAATCAACGCCTTGCATGGCAGCCAAAAACTTTTTCTGACCATAATCTAAATCTCTTTTTACTTTAAGGGTTGCAACTATCTCTGGCATTGACATTGATGACTCCAGTTCGTCATAGTCTTTCCAAATTCCCAGCAAAAATACCTCAGCCTCTAATTCTGCCAAATCTAACTCATCCCAGGTGGAGCCACTTTCTTTTGCTTGTTCTTTTACTGGCTCTTCAGAATTTTCATTTATTCTAATTCCAGCAGAATAGTCTAATAGTTTATATATTGTTGGCATGTCAATATTATCTTCTAACTGTTCTTGAGTTTTAATGCTTGGATAATACTGCCTCATTGTAATCGTTGCACATTTAGATAAATACGATATTGCTTCTTCGTCATTTTTTGATTTTTTAACATTTTCAAATTCTTCTAAAAATAACTTAAGATATTTTATTTTTAACGGAGTGATGTACAACTCTGTTCCATCAAAGAGTTCAATTATTGAGGTTTTGTATATTTCTGTAGGCACTATATAAGTATACCAAACAGAAAGGCCCAACCCCGAAGGGTTGAGCCTCTCATATATTAAGTTGTATTATACGAGTGAACGGTCTACGATCTTACCGTATGATGCGTCATCGTTTGGAAGAAGACGGAATGATACTTCAAACATTGAAGCCTCATCACGCTTTGCTGATACTGTTACGCTCTCAATTGAGAGTGCACGGTATGCAACATAGATTCTTTCCTTTGGATCTAGAGAAGAACCAGAACCTGGTCCTACTGCTACGATACCACGCTCTAGAGGAACGTCGCCAATGTCTCCTGCTGACATTTTCATGTCTAGAAGACCTGCTGTTGAATCATCTAGGTCGTCAACATCTCCTGCAATCGCTACTAGAAGATTTTCTAGTGTTGCCTCTGCGAAAGATGTATTTAGGTTAACTGTCATACCTTGCTTGAATAAACGAGCAACGTCGAGAAGTTGATCTACTGCTACCTCACCAAAATCAGGCTGGAATGCAAGTTCCAAACCATTTGATGTGTAACCGATATTTGCGAATGCATTGTCTGATGACAATGCTTCTTTGTAGGATGTTGTACTTGGTGCTAGATCTGGAAGATCTGTTGCTGCCTGAGCATCAGTAATCTTTCCTGCGTTTGCACCTGAAGCAATATATCCTAGCGGACCTGCATTATGCGTAAATAGTGCTGCTGCACCAACGATAATGTTACTACTTGAACCACGGCTGTATGCCATATATCTCACCTCTTTCATTTTATTAAAAGGGGGTTGTTTCCTCGTTTCAATTATACTACCCGTTTATGATGGGTTTATTGGGTGCCAGTCGTAGTCTATGATGATTTTATTCCCCGCATAAGTACGGGCTGTGCCAAAGTCTACTATATCTCTGGTTTCTTCTAACTGGTAAATCTTAAAGTTGTGGAAAAAGCATGGCTTGGACAAAGGCCATAGGTCTGGATTTGCTGCTGCCCATTCGTTGATGTCTTTTGCTGAATCATCTCCACTATCAAGTAAGTCGCTTACCTTTTGCTGAGTTAAAACCATTTTTGATGTTGCATCTTCTCCTACCGCATAGAAATAGTACAGCAGTTGCTCGCACTTAATATATGGGAAAGGAGTTCTTCTCATTTTGAACATTCTGTCGTATACGCCAAATACGCCTGTGCTTTGTGGAAATGTTTCAGTTAAAGAGTCTATCTCTGTTGGAAGCGTTGGGAAAAAATATGTAATCTGTCCTTCAGAACCAAAATCCATTTTGGCATTTAGATAAGCATTAATAATTGTAGGTGGGTGATGAATTTCAGCCATTATGCACCTACCCCTGCGTTAGCAATCCAACGATATCCTGTCTTTAATCCTAAAGCCCTACCGCCTCTTTTTGCAGAAGGCATATTTTTCTTATAGGCTTGTGGATATTTAAAGTACTGCAAAAGACCACTTGAGTTTAAAAAAGACTGTCGGAAGTAAACACCGAAAAAATTATTAAGCACATTTTCAAACTGTCCCTGCGTTTGTCCTCCAGGATTTTCTACACGAACTTCCTTTGATGTGTAAACCTCTGTACCGTCAATTTCAAATCTCAAGACATTTGCTCTTTTTGGTTTGATTGTAACAGCAATTCCTTCTTCCATAATCTTTGCTTTATTATAAAATGGAACGTTAGATCCTTCTTTAATTGATATTGACTGCTTTAGCGATGATGTAAAAGTAATGCCAATATTGCTAACCTTATAGTCTAAATCAAAAAGTCTTCCTTCTGGACTTCCAGTCTTTTGCCACTCATAAACATGATGAAGTAGGTCTGGAGACATTCTTGCATTTGCATCAACAAACTGTGCTGCTAATTCAGACACTTTTGGTGCTAAAGAAAGATAAAAATCCATCTTGCCTTTCTGTATGCCCTCTAAAAATCCAGTCGAGTAGTCCATGATGTTATTCATCTCTTTTTTGAATTGCTTGCTGTCAATTACTAATTTTAACATTAGACATCACCCGTCTGATTTTCTGATCTTCTAATTACCAACTTGTATGACTCAACTACTCCAAATGGACCAACAAATGGTTCATATGTTGCTATTTCAAATAGCGTTCCCTTACCAGATCTTGGTCCAGAGGTCTCCATATATACAAGGTTTCCTTCTTGATCTTTAATATCTGTTATTAGTATGTTTGTTAAAGAGTTTTTGCTATCACGAGAAGAAATTCTAACATCTGTTTTTGCTCTGCCTATAAGGATTGAGTTTTGTGTTATGTTTACGTTTGGCTTTACTTCTTCTTTAAATGCTGAACCGCCTGATGAAAAGGTACAGGCAAAAACTCTATCCAGAACCCACTGCTTTTTAATTGCACCAAAATCACCCTGCTCAACTATTGGATGATAAACAGATGCCTGAAGAGGATACATGAAATCTGGAGTTTCGCATACTGTCATTACAGCACCCCAATTTTTGTAATAGACTTAATATACTTTGAAAGTATCTTGTCTACAATTATATTTCCTGTTCCTTCGAAAAGACCCTTATCAAACTGAATTCTGTATTGATCTGTGTTATAAGAAGAAATAAATCTCTTGTAATAATCTAGTTTTCCGCACTCAATGTCATGAATAAGCATCTCTGTGGCTCTAACTATGTCAGATGGAACTGTTGTATATCCGTGCTCTACTGTTATTACGTAGTCCCATGTTTTGCCAAACCCCCTGTATATAAATTGCGGATCAAGAGAATCTGAAGACGCTGCTGGTAAAACTAGTGGTGCAGATTCTGCACGATTAATATTATCTGTAGACTTTTCTACAATTGCTGTTTTGTCTGGTGTTACTTCAAACTGTCTGTCTTCTACTAACTTATTGTTTTCATATACTGACAAAACCTTTTTTACATCATCCCAGATAGGCAAATAGTCTGATCCAGTTCCTGTAAAATTCAAAACCTTTTTTCTGTAGTAGAATCCATCTGGAACTACTGAGTCAATAACCGCTCTTGCAATTTCTTCATTAAGGGCATAGGCTGCTATATCACTTGCCGTTGTTGCCTTTGTAGATGGGTCAACATAAGGTCTAAATATTTCATATGTTTCGTCTTGTAAAATTTGCTCATCTGATGTTCCAAGATCTTTGACAATCTCAACTCTGTATGATGAGTCGTACTTTCCTGGCAAAGAAATCTCTAGAAGTTCTCCAGAAGATGACTCTGCAAAAGTTGATGTTGAAATTGAAAGGTCCGCCATATCCGTTATGGTAACAGTTATATCTGCATCTACAATCCCCGCAGGAATTGTAAAATTAACAGGTACTTCCGCATATGGCGAAACTCTCAATATCTCCATTCTAAACTACCTTACAACCTTTTGTACTTCTTCGGCTGTTGCTAAACGAACATGTGAACGAGTTAGCCACTTATCTGCCTGGTCCTTTGTTACGATATTAACACCTTTATAAACGGCTCCATTTGCCTCTTCCCAACGAACATTGCTTGTTGAGTAGATAGCAACCTTGTCTCCAAGATCTTTTGCTGGCTTAATATCTTTCTTTGGACCATCTGCTGCCATTGATCCAATAGCACCTGTCTCTGTAAATCCTAGTGACTGAACTGGCTCTTCTGCTGCTGGTGCTTCGACAACTACTGGATCGACTGCTACCTCAACTACTGGCTCTGCTACTGGCTCTGCTGATGTCTCTACCACTGGGGCTTCAACGTGTGCAGGCTGTTCATCATGTGATGAAAACGGCTGATTGTAATTATTATTTTCCATTTGTATCCTCCTTGTTTGTATTATATCATTAAAGTATTAAGGGGGACAGGAGAGTGAACTCCCGCCCCCCATTAAAGGTTACTGTTTACAGATTACTCATCTGCAGCAGCGTCAGCGAATGCAATTGCATCCTCTTCTTCCCATTGAATACCAAAGCGGACGAATACTGTGTACTCAATTGTGTCCTTCTTTGCTACGTACTCACGGTTTACAGTGATGTCACGCTGGAATCCCCATACACGGTTTGCAGGGAATGTCAAGTCGATATAGCCTGCTGGGTAGTAAGGAACTTCCTGAACTTCGATTCCGAGAACACGAGTTGTACGTGCTCCACCGAATGTCTGTCCGATACCATCAAGGTATGATTGGCGATTTGCCTGGGTTGATCCTGGCATCTGGCCTGCGAATGCTTCTGCAACTGCATCAGCAAGTGTACCGTTGTTCTTAACGATTCCACCGAATGCGTCTGTACCTGCGTAGAACTTAAGATTGTTCTTAAGTGCACGGTACTTACGTGGCATTGCGTTGATGATGCCCTGCATTACATCAGGTGTCCAAGCATTATCTGCTACGGTCACTACTGACTCATGTGCATCTCCGTTTGTCTTTACCTTGTTGATAAAGCCTGGCATGATTGACAAGAATGCTCCTGTTGAACCATCACCATTGAT